AGCAACACCAGAACAAATAGGTTGGTTTGATCAGGGTGAATATTCTGATGAGATATCAGATATTACAATTAAACAAATCAATAAGATATTCTCTGATCATCAAGGTTATCTATCTATAGAATTTGATCATATTACAAATCAACCTACATTGTATGACAATAAGGTGACTATTAGATATGTAGATGAAAGTGATGATGATTGGGAAGATTTTGATGAGGATGATGAACAAGATAATAATGAGAATGATTTTGAAGATAGATTAATTCACGATTAAAATTTCATATATATGGAACAATTAGAAAAAGCAATAGAGAAAGTATATTATATGTTCTTTCTAAAAAAAGAAAGAGATAACAGTAGAATAACAGGTAAGTTCAACACTGTACATCCTCCAAAAAGACCATCATATCACCAATGGTGTAGAGAATTTAATGTATCAATGCTTCACAATAGAACTATTGTACATATAGACTAATTCAGGTGTGTGGATAGTAAATATGCCCTCAACATTTATTTGTTGGGGGCTTTTTATTTAACTTAAATCAATTAAAATGGATAATACACAATTAAATAGGCTATTAAATGCAGCCTGCGAAATCATTATTTTGTTAGAACATCACGCTGATACATACACTGCAAATAAGATTGAAGCTTTGTTTCAAGAGATAAAATATTCAGATAACTTAGATGCTGATATGGAAGCACAAGATTGGGAAACTTTTAAAGAAAACAAAATATGAAAGAGCTAATAACATTAGTTATTACAATTGTAATAACAATGAGTTGTTATTCACAAGACACGATAAAAGCACAAGCATATCGATCTTGTGCATGGTATAATGAAATACAGAATTGGTTATGTTTGAATTACACACGTCAACCAATAAACATCATACATAAGAATAATATTTATTATATCAATGATGAACGTAAGCTTTATTATATAACAAAAGGAGAACCTGATGTATCTTATTTCAATAGATGTAATTCAGTTATTTACAAAAATGTAAAAGATAGTAAAGGTGAAAGATGTTATTTATCTATTATTTATTATCCTGAAGGTGATAAGATAATATATATATCATATACAAACAGACAAATGAGATATTATTTTAACCCAATCAATTAAACTAGAAGGCCATGACAAAATTATCTTACAAAAACGCAACAGAAAAGAAAGAAGTTAGAGATTTTTTATTCTCTTTATTTGCAAAACATCATTTTAATAAAATAGTTGGATTACCTGGTCCAGATATAAATGATTATATATCATTTTGTAAATCACATGGGTATAAGAAGTTTAAAATGTATGAAATGGATGCTGTTATTCTTAAGAAACAGTTAAAGAAGATTAAAACGCACAGAGCATCATTAATACATGGAGACATAATCAAAGCTAATCCTGATAGAAAAGATGTACTTTATGATCTTGATTATTGCGTAACTGTTAGATATATGAAGGAACATATTGAAAAATTCAATAATAACTTTATTATGACATTTAGCAGAAGAATCAAAGACATTGAAACCATTACATCATTCTTTCAGGCAAAGGATGAAGAGGTTACATCTATTGTTACAAAGTTCTACCCAAGAGAACATAAGATTTATAAGACAGATAAAGGAAATGAATACATATATATTAATTACAGAGACACATCTAATATGTGTTGTATAGCTAAAATTAATTAACAATTAAAAACCCACACACCATGGCAACATTAGTATGGAGTAGCAAAGACTACTCAAGATATCACATTCAAGTGTCAGAAACAAATGACAATGTAAATAAGCTAATGAATAGCATATTTACTTATTCCAGGGAAAAGAGTGAAAGGATATTTGTTAGTAATAACAGATATTATTATGCTCCAAGCCCAGAATACAAAGCATTCGTAGTTAGATTTAAAGGCATTAGAAAATAAATATATGGAACTAATTTTCAAATTATGCGTAGATGTGTTAATATTCCTAGCACATTGGCTAGGAATAACATATCAAGAGATTAATGTATGGATATTCTGTATAATAGAACCTATTGTATTTATATACATGTTAACATTAATTATTAAACAAAACAGATATATTAAAAGAATTATAAACTAATCACAACCTGTCGTGATCCAAATCTTAATTAGATCATTTGCCCTTGCACCCTTGTCTCAGGGTTGGGATAAACATAGATTACTTGACTTTCTTCTTCTAATTAAGATGTATGAGGTCTTTTTAAAGATAAAGTAATCAGGGAGGTTTCTCTGTACCAGAACAGAATTCATTATTTATAGGTCTTTAGTTAGTTCTACCCTAACTATTGATCTATAAATGATGATTTATTGATTGATAAATTATGGCTGATATGGCGGATATATGGCGGATTAAAATCATTTTGTTGACATCACCAATATGATGAAATATAGTTGTATATTTGTCAAATTCAGTAGTAAAAGAGTGCCAAATTCAGTAGTATGACTACTGATATATGAGAAAAAGTAAACCAATAGCTTTACCAAAGTTATGTTTAGTAAAGATATAGCTTTACATATTATGAGCTATTTAGTTTACATAATGAATGATTAATCCACCAAAAAGTGCCTTATATGACACATTATGATGTATTTATGCGACATTTAAGACACATTATCATACCAAAAAGTGTATTATACGACACTTTATGGCGTATAAATAAGAAATATAATTCTAAAAACATAAAAATTAGGCGCAAAAGAATATAAACAGGGGCAAATTAGAAATATATATCTAAAAGTATAAAAATTATATGCAATAAAAGATTTATTTGGTAGTTTCATTGTTTTTATTTACATTTGTATCTAAAAACATATAGTTATGAAATCACAAAGACTAATCTATTCACTATGCTGTCCATTTACTAAACAGATACATTATATTGGTAAAAGCACTCAAGGAATGATAAGACCTATGCAACATTTAACAAAAAGTCATTCTGAAAAAGTTAATGAATGGGTTAATGATCTTAAACAAATAGGATATATACCTATTGTTAATATTTTAGAATATGTTCCTTTAGAAGAAGATTTAGATGGTAGAGAAAGATACTGGATACAGGTAGAACTAAATAAGGACTCTCTTCTTTTAAATAGTTGTTTGATAACTCCTTTATTAATTTCTAATGATTTAGATAAAATATTAGGTAATGGAGAAGGTATGGAGCATTTAAGAATAGCTAAATTTGTTAAAGAAAAAAGAAAACAAACAGGACTTGACCAACAATTATTTGCTGAAAAAGCTGGTGTAGCTCTTACTGTATTAAGAAAAATAGAACAAGGAAAAACTAACTTAAACTTTGAAAGTATTATACAAGTACTTAAGATGTTTGGTTGTACACTGAATGTATCAAGACTTGAGAAATGAATCTAAACCGTTCTAATTTGTCACGCTTTCAAATAAATTAAATTATGGACCACCCAGTAACAATATTAAGAAATAGACTACTTAAAATAGGTATAACCATTGAAATGGTTAGTAATTATCCATGGATATACTTAGATAAGGTTAATGGTAATGTAGTGAAGGAAAAATACTTTGCTAATCATGGCTTTACAATAGGATTTAATCCTGCAAAAGTGGGAGATGTATTTAGTTACACTGATCTTAAAGAAATATTTAAAATTATTAGAAAATATAAATAATTATGGCGGACATAACAAAATGCTTCGGAGAAGAAGATGAAATCATCTGCCCTTATAGAGACCGTTGTTACAGATTTACAGCAAAAGCTGATGAATATCAAAGTTACTTTCAAGGGATGCCACTTAAAAATGATAAATGCGACCACTATTGGGGAGATGGTGGACTAGCTATATGGAATCCTGAATCAATAGAAAAAGAAACATTATGACATCTAAAGAAAAAGCACAAGAATTATTTGACAAAAATTTTGAAGTAACAAATAATTATTATAAAGCTAAAGAATGTGCAGTAATAGCAGTAAATGAGATAATAGATAATTGCTATGAAGTTATGAAACCATTTTGGAAAGAAGTTAAAAAAGAAATAGAATTATTATGATAGTGCAAACAATTCATGAAATCCTTAATCCTTTTGATGTAGAAACACCATTGGGATATGGTGTGGCAATATTTATGATTGCAGGTTCTATTCATTCCAATCCACAATTTATCATCAGGCTGTATAATACAGGAGAAGTTAGAACAGTGGATCAAAATGATATTAAGATATACGGTAATCCTACAACTGGAGAACCATTAACACCTAAAAAATAATCATGACTATATTTGAAGTTTCAGTAAAACTAGAATTAATAGACAAATCTGATAATCATCACAGTTTTGCACGTACATTCACTTCTAATGAAGGTTTTTACGAGTGTTGGGAACAAATAGATATATTTAGAAACAGCAATTTTGGTGAACAACCAACAATAACACATGTGCTTAACACTGCATCATTGGATGTAATATATTAAAAATTATGAAAACACCAATGGAATTAGCTCTATCTAGAATAGAATTAATGAAAGATATTAAACCAGATAGTATACATTGGCAAATGTTTAAGGACAATTACATATACATGGAAAAGCTAATGATGGTGGATAAACAAATAGAACTGTATAATCAATTAAACACATTAGGCTTGTTATTACCAAATTCAATTGGTTTTGAACTAACAGAATTAAAAAACAAATTATGAGAAATGAAGAATTATACGAATATGTATTCCATTTTAATCCATATAATGAATTATGGAGTGCAATACCTAGAGACATCTACCAACAATATTTTAACAATAATGAGATGGATGGGGTATTAAAATCAAAAGAATTAACAACATTGTTTTCTTTAATAGGAAAAGGTGCTACCTTTGTAAACTCAATTAAATAATATGAAAGTTTATATCTATGACATAGAAACTATGCAGGAGTTATTCCTAATAGGCTTATTTGATCCAGAGACAAAAGAATATCAAGAGTTTGAAATAAGTAGATGGAATAATTCACTTGACAGGTTCATTAAGTTCATAGAGAATAAAGATGAATATTATTGGGTGGGCTATAACAATCTACGTTTTGACAGTCAGGTGATTGAATATGTTATTAAGAATTATGATGATTGGCATCATCTATCTGGTCTTGAAATATGTGCTAAAATTGCACAGAAAGCAGCAGATGTGATTCATGATGCTAATTATGATGTATTTCCTGAATACAGGGAACATGAACTCTCATTGAAACAATTAGATTTATTTAAAATAAACCATTTCGATAATAAAAATCGTATGGTGAGCTTAAAAAGATTGGAGTTTGAGATGGATCTTGAGAACATTGAAGAGATGCCCATTCATCATCAAAAAATTGACATGTCGAAAAAAGACATAATTCTCACCATGAACTATTGTAGAAATGATGTAATGGCTACATATGAGTTCTATAAGATAACTACAGGTGATACAGAGCATCCTTTATATAAAGGAAATAATCAGATACAGCTCAGAATGGATATAAAGGAAGAATTTGGTATTAACTGTCTTAATTATTCTGACAGTAAGATTGGTGATGAGATGATTAAGAAGTATTATTGCCAAGAGAAGGGTATAGAATATGCACAGCTACCAAAGAAAGGTTATTTTAGAACAGAAATCAATGTAAAGAATTGTATTGCCAGTTATGTAGAATTTAAAACACCACAGCTAAAAGAATTCCTCAAGAAGATTAAAGCTATTAAACTAAAGCTGTTAGATGATTTTAAAGAGAGTGTAGTGTTTTATGATAACACCTATTCATTCATGAAAGGTGGTTTACATACAGAGAATAGTCCAAAGATATTTGAATCTGATGATGAATATGAAATTATTGATTGGGATGTATCTTCTTATTACCCTGCGATCATTATTAATAATGGTAAATATCCACAGCATCTAGGTAAAGATTTTCTTAGAGGATATAAGCAAATGTTTGATAAGAGACTAGAACTAAAGCCTTTAGCTAAGACAGATAAGAAGATTAAAGGGATTGTTGGTGCTCTTAAGCTCGCTGTTAACTCTGTTTATGGTAAAAGTTCTGACATGCAGAATTGGATATATGATAGACAACTAACAATGTTTACTACCATAACTGGTGAACTATCACTAATGATGTTAATTGAAGCATATGAA